CGAATTAGTCCGACTTTCTTATCGACTACTTTATCAACTTGAATCTTTTCAGAAGTAGTGAGCTCGGTATAAGGTGTACCCTTACGAGCTGCGAATCTCATCTTGACGATGTTTCTTGCTTTAACAACTGCTCGAGCTTTCAGTTTTTGATCTGAAGCGAGCTTATGTTGTGCGACTTCTTTCGCCCTCTGCATCTTCGGCTCTTTTGCTCTTAAGATGCGAGCTCTACGTTGACGCTGAACGAGAGTGAGTGCTTTTTTCTCAGCTAAGGTGTCAGTTAGGACTACGGTATCCTCGTTGTGCTGGCGATTACCGAGACCTTTGAGCTGAGGACGGATCTCGATACCATCGAGTGGTTTGCCAGTTACAGATTTGCCAGTTGGTTTCTTTAATTGCTGAGTATCAACCGGCTTCTTATTCTTATCTTCCATCAGAGTTTCCCTTGGGCTTATCTGTTATACAAACGGGATTGCCGTAGCCTAACCGCAAACCTATTTATAACAAGGAAACTTTAACGGATCAACTAATCCAGTTTTTAAATCTCACGATGAATGACTCGTGAATACCCATACCCTTACGGACATCGTGATACAGTTCATCTTTATGCGCTTTGCTCATACCAGATGGAGCCATCTTATGGAATGAATCCTTATCACCAGCATTCACGTGTTTACGCATCGCAGTACCAGAAGCAGATTCAATTCCACCTCCACCTTCTTTGCGCTCACCTCCTACGGACTTTACCTTGATGCTTTTGAAGTTGTAATGACCGTGTTTCATATCCTTGCCATTATACTGGTGAAGGAGCTTATGAAACTCATTGACACGATCTGATCCTACATGCATGGTGACATGAGAGTAACCAGCTTTGTGCAACTTCGACATCTGATGAAGCAACGTAGGATGATCTTTTGTCATCGCTTCAACCTTCGCTCCTTTCACAGCCCGAGAAAGATGCTTGACTTTCTGTTCAGGAGTCAGAGGATTCTTCTTGGCATCGTGAGATCCGGTCGTCAAGATCTTGTGATCCGCACCTTCCTTCTTGGCAGCATCCATCACATGCTTGACGACCATCTCGTGACCTGCATGCACAGGATTAAATCTTCCCTGAGTGATATGAATCGATTTCATACGGATTTGTCTCTGTTAAAATTAGCTGCAGAAAATTCAGAACGATCAACAATCTTTGTAGGACGATTATGTCTTACAACTACGAAACCTTCTGGCTTTGACTTCTTGCCGTTGATGCTGTGTTCAAAATCAGAATGAGAAGAAAGAGCATGTGCAAGAACGTCTTTTGCTTTTTGCAAGTGATGATGCATTTTTAGAACGCGGTCAATGTGCTGCCGATTGCGCTGAACATGACCAATATCAGATTCCATCGCCGTAGTCTTTGAGGCTTTCGCCTTTGCAGTCTTAACAGCATCGACTTTCTTTGAGTGGCTCTTGACATAGTGTTGCATAAAGTCATCAACATGAGGCTTTGTGCCTGTACGAACTGTGTGATTGATATAAGTCTTCAGCGGAATTTCGTGTCCTTCAAGAGCACTATAAGATTCTGGTTTTGTTTTACGAAAGATATTCGCAGCAGTTGTTAAGTGTTTAGCAAATTTTGCCTGTTGTTGAGGAGTATAGTTTGCCTTGCTCACTTCATGGTGAGTTGACATAAGATGAACATCTTTATGCTTCTTAAACGAATCAAGCTTTGGAGCATACTCTGCTTTCATATCTTGAAGAGTCTTGCCATTGTACTTAGTATGCACAGCAACTCCGATTTTTGATGAAAGCGCAGCCTTGCCATGTTCAGAATCTTTATGAGATGAATATGTGATTGTATTCGGAGTAAAGTGAACATTATCCTTATGCACATGTAGATCATTCGGCGTATGCATAATATCTCCTTGGAAGACGCCTTTCTTTGGAGTCGTCTTCGGAAGATGATCGAGCGCGGCTTTTAGCTTCTGAACAAGACCAGGAGCGTGCCCGTGGTTACGCTCAATATCTTCGTGCGTATAGTTGATCTTCGGATTCTTATTAAAAGCAGACTTCGATGCAACAAAGAATTTGCCATTCTCAGGATTGGTACCAAACACAACAGACGGCGAACCATCATACTTCATGGTTATCTTTGTCTGGTTATTCTTACCAATCATCTTGTCATGCACATCTTTCAGATTATGAAAGGCATGAGAAAATCCCTTATGGCCTGAGTTGATCACGTGATCTTCGGCGTGTTCAAGGTGCTTCAGCTTCTCTTCACTAGCATCTTCTGAAAGGAAATCTTTGAATGTTGTCATTTAATCCTCTTATGCATAGTGATCATGACCATCATGGGCTGTATCAAATTTATGCCTAGCGCAATATTCTTTCCAGTGCTGATTGCCTTCTGGTGTGTCGCGCAACTTATTTTTTAGATCATTATAGCGATATATTAGTCCAAGAGCATGTTTGTGATATGATTCACCTCCACGCTTCCAATGACTATGAATAGAAGCATGAGTCTTCTCAAGCTTATGAACAATCTTGCGATGATCATCTGTTGCTTCAGCAATGTAATTCTTAAAAGATTTCATCTTACTGTCTTTACCGATCCATTAGGATTTACAAAGAAAGCTTCGAACGTAATGTTCGGAAATTCTTTCTTCAACGAAAGAAATGCCTGAAGATTGCTAGGAGCATCATCAAACAAGCGAAGCTTTACGTAGTTCTTAGTATTTATATACTTTCGAAAGATGATCTTCTTGGCTTCTGCCGAAGAGTCGATCTTCAGGTTACCAGCTCGTTCGACGTGGATATTATCGATAGGTAGACCATGATCTCGAAATGTCTGAAGGAAGATATCCTTGTTATCGAAGTCAGCTCGTGCTGTGCAGATAATCACTCGACTGTGAGGATTCTTCAGAGAGTTGGCAAAGATCGCCTTCGTTTTGGCAATCATTCGAGTGATTGGCTTCGATGACTTGCGAAACACCTCAGCATTTGCAAACTCTCCGAAGTCGTAGGTTTCACCATCCTTACGCTTGTAGGTGTTGAACTCTTGGTTGTCGAGCATACGAACAACCTTACCATCTTTGACAACAGCAACTTTTGCATACGTATGGAAGAGCGTCTCATCAATATCGAATATCGTAAGCGTACCTGAACCAACAAACTCTCGAAATCGTTTTTTTATCATAGTTTACTCTACCATAGTTTTGATAAAATGTACATGCTTTATTTCAAAAAAGGATTTATTTTTCCTGGAGTTCCAAGGACGGTGTACTTTGATTTTTTGGGTATGAACTCTTTAATTTTTACTTCGGCCTGAACCTCATAAAACTGTGATCGAGTCGAGACACGAACCTTAAAATCTCCAGTTCCAGCCAACTTTGGAATATTCCTATCGAGGCCGAACGGATTTTTAGAACCGATCATATAGAAATCATCGTCCGCTTGAATGTAATATGCTGGTGCAGCTTTACCTTCGAGGTAGTGTCTCGTTACGAGTTCTCCGATATTCATATTCGGCTCGTTGGCAATATAGCGATTTATACCAGATTGGCTAAAATAGCTTTTCATAACATGCAACGGTACACATCCAGGCATTTTAAGCTGGCCTTTATTCGTTGCAATGATAATTGATTTGTGTGGAATTCCAGAGTATGCTGCGATGTCTTTGATAAACTTGGCAGCTTGCGCCGATTTGTTTAGGATCTTTACTGTTTCTGCTGCCACCGGTGTAGTGTAACTAGTCTGCCACATTCCGTTCATGTAAAAACATCTTGGATTCGAAAGGTTGTCGCCGTGAGACATCTTTACTTCGAGCCATGCAGTAGTCCCGCCGCGAGTTACTTGCACATCAGCATATTTGACATCGCGACCTTGTACTGCTTTAGTATTCGGCGCCGAGTTAATAGCTGCCGCTACATCTTTTTCAAACTTATCTGATGCTACACTCATAAAAACTCCTTTGTCATATTTATAAAACAAAAGAAAACCGGCCCAAGTATTGCTACTGGGCCGGCCGTGTTAATTCTATTTATGTTGCTTAGGCTGCGACTGCAAACCATTCAGGCACCGGGCGTTTAGTCCATGCCA